TCAGGCGTTGGGTCCGTTGATGATGGTTTCCGCCTGCTCGACAGTCAGGTACTGAGGTATCATGGCACGCACCTGCTCCTCATTGATCCGGTGCATTTTGAACTGAAGTAGGACGAATTCATACATCTGTCTTTACCCCCATCATACTGAGCATTGCGTTTTCCAAGGCAAAAAGCCGTTCATCTGTGGTAGGTGTCACCGGCCCAGGCTCCGGCTTAGGCTGGGCAGTCGGCGTAATACTAACCAATTTTCCATCCTGAATATTCAGGATACACCAGCCCATACAATCCCAAACAGCATCCTCCAAATAGGCCGGAACTTCGACCCAGTCATCAAGCCAACATGCTGTACGACCAGACTGTGTTTGGATGGGATGTGCTCCGTTTTCTGACGGGTTTAATTGAATAATGGTCATAATAAATCCTCTTATTCAGTGAATATAGCACAATAAAAATAAACTGCTCCTGATTGGTTAATCCCTGAACCGTAATCACCTACGGATATGCTTACATAGTTACTTCCAAAACTAGCATATCCACCAGAGAAAGATGCTGTACCCGCACTTGCCGAATTTACATACGAGAATTTATCAGAAACCGCCAACGATTTCATACCATCTATTGCTATAGTAACTCCGGTAGCTTTTTGTGTTGATGCCTGCATGCCTCCTATAAAAACAATAGAAGGTCTTGCATCGAATGTTATTTTTGCTTCTTTGGTTCCTGTTCCAGAATATTTACCATATACAATACGCGCTTTGCGGTTTGCTGTATTCTGTACGGCAGTAATGAGCGGCATCAAAGTGGCCTGCACAGATGCCGCGCTTCCAACGGGGTCTGCGCCGGCCTGCGCAGCAGTAACTCCATGTGGGTTACTTTTATTATTAGTGTGAGCCGTCAGGTTTGCCTGTACCGCAGACGCACTTCCAGCAGGGTCCGCGCCAGCCTGTGCTGCGGTTACCCCATGAGGATTATTGCGATTGCCAATGTGAGCGTTGAGATTGCTCTGCACCGCTGCGGCGCTCCCAGCAGGGTCAAAGGATATCTCTGGCAATTGTTCCTCTGGCAGCCTTCCCGTATCGTCTAGGGTGGCCACTCCTCCGGGCTGTCCCTTCTGACTCATAGGAATAAACACCAGGGATTGATCAATGACGGCGGTCACATTGGCTACCCCATCGAATACCAGCTCAATGCCGAAAATGGCCTCCCGATACTTCTCTTCCCCCGCCTCAATGAGGTCCCCGTTCCCTCTGGCGTTGCCGTAGGCGTACAGGATCTCTCCCAAATCCGGGTCGGTGGCCAGCAGGCCCAGCTCCTCCCAGCGGAACTCCTCCATGCCTGTATTGAGAAACTGTCCGGTGACGGTACACTGATTGCCCTGGTTCTTCACCTCGGCCAGCGGGATGTACTTGACCGGCTCCAGCAGCTGGGTGCGCTCCTGAAGCGGCTGTCCCTCCTCCAGGGTGCCCTTCCCGATCTGCCAGCGGGTCACAGGGAGGGCCGTTCCCGTGGGCGACTTGGCCAGCAGCGCCTTTCCCAGATCTGTGATCACCATATTCGGAATTCCCATTCAGTTCACCTGCCTCAACAGAATCACATCTGACCGGCGGGACAAACAGCCCGTATAGACCGATGTCCGCACATTTTGCCGGTATTTTACGGTCCAGTCCAGGTGGGCGGGCTTGAGCTCGTTGACCACCGCCTCCAGATCCTCCTTGTGGGGAACCTCCCCGATGGTCCCGGTATACCAGATCACAAAGCGGTACTGGTCGGACTCCTCCACCACCTCTACCGGCCAGGGTGCAAAGCTCTGAGCCACGCCCTGGATTACCTCCAGAGTGGTGGTGCCGGTACCCTTGACCTTCGCCAGGATCCTGTCCCGCCGGCGGGCGTCGCTTTGGGTGCGGTCCACCGGGATCCCCCAGGCCCGCTCCCACAGCTCCAGGCCCCAGCCGCTGGCGGTGGACGGAAACAGCTGCTCCAGGGTCAGCTCTTTATCCTGGGCCAGCCGCTCCACAGCCTGCCCCAACACCCGTTGCAGCTCTCTGTCCTGGAGTGTGGCTGCCAAAAAGCCGGGGAGCATGGACTCCAGCGACCTCATGTCACCGTCACCTCCCCCAGAACCGGCACATGATCCGCCGGAATAGACAGATCCTCCGTCCCGTCGTTCACCGTCAGGGTACTGAAGTTCTCCACCCCATCAATGGTGAGCAGCATGGCCAGCACCCGGTTGTAGAGCAGCGGATAGAGCGGGGCACCAGCAAACGCTTGGCGATGTTGGGACTGGCCAGAGCGATCTTCTTGGCATCCCCCAGCACCCGCATGGCCTGGCCCCGGTCCACGGCCGCACATTCTACCTCTGGCTCCTGCTCGAATCGGGCCAGTTCCGGATGATAGGGCGGATAGATGGCATCCCCGCACATATGGTGCAGGCCCTGGCAGGACTTCTCGCTGGATTTATAATTGCCTCGGGCCCGCTTGTTGTAGGTGTGCGTAAAGCGCCTTGCGCCGGTGACCTTGTGGACCCAGCCATAAGTGCAGCCCAAGTCAAATACCTGCCAAGGCTCCAGAGTGATTGGCTTGCCGGCATCCACACCCCGCACCTGGATACACTGGCCGAACCACCGGATGATCCGGTCGGCCCGGGTAGTGTCGAACACATAGGGGAAGTCCTCCGTACCCTGGCGTTTCAGGTCGTCCAGGTGCCGCTGGCAGGCCAGGATCTCATACTTGCAGCACTGATCCCGGAGGCGCCCCTGGGTCACTTGCTTGGCGTAGACACTTACCGGGTGGTGAAGGCCGGACTGCCATCTAGTCGCCATAGAGATCGCCGTCCGGATCGGCCTGTGCCTCAGATGCTGCCTGAGCCCGCTTCTGGGCCAGGCGCACCCGGCCGGAAGGGGTAAGTCCCAGCTTCTCGGCGTACTGAAGGATATTCCGCTCCAGGGACTGCATCTTACCGCTCACCGCATCCAGTTTGGCCACGGCGTCGGCCACCGCCTCCGGTTTATCCTTGGCGTCCTTCAGCTGCTTGGTCACCTGGACCAGCACCTTGCACTGGCTCTCATACCGGGCCAGCATGACACAGTACACGCCCAGGGCGTCGCTGTCCAGATCATCCAGGATGACAAGACCGTCCATCCGCTCCAGCACCTTCCGCCAGTACCGGCCGGCGGCGGCGTTTTTGGTCATGATAGCCGGCTTCTCCATCCGGCTATCACGGCCACGGTCGGGGATCACCCCATCCTCGGCCTGCTCCCGGAGCTGACGCTCTTCCTCGGTCAAATTTTTGCTCATGTTGTCCAACACTTTGGGTGCCGTCGGCATGGATCTCACCTCCTGCTCCCCGCACAGCCGGGTATCGAAACCCTGATGGGGGAGATTTTCTCGCATTCGAGGGCCCGCGCGGTCTTGCGCACCTCCCCTCGAAACTTTCTTCAGGTGGGGGGAGGTGCGGCAAGCCGAAGGCTTGCCCCTGGGTGCGCCCGGGCAGACACACGCGCTCGCGCTCAGGCGCGGGCGTAGCCTCCCGAAGTCACTGTCGGTCAATTTCTGTCTGATTTCCGCTGTTCTTCCGCTTGCTCCCTGGCGGTCTTTTGGTCGTGATGGTGCTTGCATAGGCTTTGGTGGTTTGCCGGATCGATGAACAGCTTCCATTCGCCCCGATGGGGCGTGATATGATCCACCACGGTGGCTCGGGTGCGTAGTCCACGTTTGGTGCACTCCCGGCACCAGGGCTCACGCAGGAGCTGAGTTGGCCGCAACTCGTCTGTCCATACAGGCAGGTTGTACCAGGCGTGGTACTCCGCCGACGCCCGGCGTCCCGCCCGCTTGGGCTTGTGTCTGGAACAATACCCCTCCCGTGTGAGTTCCGGGCATCCGGGATGCCGGCACGATCGGAGCGGCTTCATGGCCACGGGCTATCACCTCCGGGCAAAACAAAAAGCCGGCACCGACGCTTCCCCATGCGGGAAGTCATCGGCACCGGCTTACAACGAAGCACTGGCCATCTTCGATATTCACGATGTACTCTGCCTTGCAGCTCCGGCACCAGAGGATCAAACCCTGAGCCTGTGTTTCCGGGTCAGACTTCTGGTTTGTGGTCTGCTTGCAGTTGGGACAGACGTAACGTCCGTTCCTTACGGATAGTTTACCACACTCGCGCTCTGCTTTCAACTTTTTCACTCACTTTCTATGGACTTTTTTACTTGTTACACCTGGTTTCCAGACCGAATAAAGACTCGAGGGCTATTTTGTTGTCGCTTGCGCGGTGGCCTGGCTCCTTTTTTCTCCTTTCTGATCGGCAAGTAATACTTTATAGTGGTGAAGATGCCAAACTCATTTTCAATGGGCGGCGGAGAGCTGAGGATGATGGCCCCAGGCGGAGCAGCCACCGTGATGTTGTCCCTGACGATCTCACTCTCCACCTTGGGCTTCTTCAGTCCGATAGAAGCTGCCCAGGTGCGGGCGCCACTCTCCGCCTTGCCGCACTCCCGGGGTTCTTTGGTCAGGTATTTCGCCAGAGCCTCATATCCCTCCCACAGATCCAGCGGCTCCAGCTCCACCGAACCGTAAGGCCAGAGAGAGCGGATCACCTCCAGGTCCGCCCCGGTACTGTTGAGGATCATATGGTGGTGGAGCCGACCTCCCTCTGCACTAAGCTGCTCGGTCACGTAGATATACTTGGTCTCCTGTCCCCTGGCTTTCCGGTACTCCCGCAGCAGACGGATCAACTTTTTCATCAGCTTCACCGCTTCGGCCCGGCTGACAGGCAGGTGCTCGTCATCATATGTAAAAACTAAATGGAGATCCCGCCGGGTGAAGTTTGCGGCCAGCAGGGCCTCTAATTTCTGCCATGATCGAATCAGGTTCATGCGCATCTGCGCTGCGGTGGAGATCTCTCGCAGGGCCCGCCGTTCCCGGTCTGAGCTGCGCGGCGTTGGGATGGTGTAACAGCCTACGATCACCAGCCGGCCGGCTGTGATGGTCTTTAATCGTTTTGCCATCACTTTATCCTCTCAGATCTACCCAAATGAGAAAGAGAGCGTCCATACTCCGGGTGCCGGAGGGAAAGCATCTTCTCCCGCACCAGCTTGTCCATCACCCGGCCAATGGTGGGCTGGCCGTCCATCCGGGCCAGTCGCTCCAGGTTCTTTGCGGTCCGGCTCGTCACCAGCATGGTGACACGCCTCAAATCTTTACTTTTCACCCTGTTCTCCTCCCTTGTCCTGACCGGCAGTCCTCCGACGAAATGTTGCACAACGATGATACCGCTTATCCCTGTACCAGCCTCCCGGATGCCTGCAAACTCCCATAGTGCCATCATGCCAATAGCAGTTATCACAGGTAGGCATGTATTCCTCGATACGGACGCAGTCTCCCATGCTATCCACCACTTTCCTTTGGCCCAGTCCCGCCCAGCTTATCCAGTCCCCTTCCCACCTTTCGCCACGTATCAATGGGATATACCTCGTCTCCGTTAAGCATATTGCGGAGCGTGGTGGCGGTAATTCCCTTAGGCAAGCGTCCAGCCGCCTATCTTCCGATGATTTACAGCCTCCCAGGAATAATAGGCCATTTGCATCGGGTCTCTTGACCACGCGCAGGGAATCCACACTGTCTCCCTCACATCACCGTTGCGCAGCTCGGCCCGGAACCGACGCAGCTTTCCCTCCTGGTCTACAATCAGGGCCGAGTGAGGTACAAAGACCGTTGTATCGGTGCCATCGGCATCCTGCCACCGGCGAACCATCCAGTACATGACCGCCGTATAGCGCTCAACGTGTACAACCTCCGCCTGCAAAGCCTGGTATGTCCTCCCTTGGCGCAGCGCTGAGCGGCGGGTCACCTCAGCGGCAGTCCAGCAATGAGGGCAAACAGCTGTTTCGCCGTCCAAATATGCAGTGGAATCCGGCCCCAGCTCCGCATACCCATCGTATGTTTGTCCGTCCGGTCCTTCCGTCAGGACAATGCCGTTCCTCACATAACCAGCGATAAAATCTTCCCCGCAGCAGGTGCAGGTGCAGCGTGCGCCCCAGCGGCGCTTTTTTGACTGCTCCCAGCGTGCCCAATCCTGCGGATCCATGATCTGCTGAATCTCGTCTGCCAAGCTGATTGACTCCCGGTGATACAAGATCAGGTTGGAACCCAGTCCTCTCGCATCGTAGATATCCATCAGCACATCCTGCTTCAGCTCGTCGCAGGGCTGGATGGGAAGCATAGCGGCAAGTGCTTTCCAGTTCATATCCATGCCGCACCTCACAGAAAGTCCACCAGGTTGAGCACCTTCGGAGCATCCCCGCCGGTCGCAGCAGAGGCGGCGCCAAGCCCATAAAACTCTCGCAGAATCTCCTCTGCCTCCAGCGGCATGACGCAGGAGAAACCGCCAGTCTTATGGCTGTCCGCAAAGGCTTTGATTTTTTTCTCCGCCTGAACGATCCCCATTTGGGGGTTCTCCAAGTCCTTTGCCAGCAGCTCCGCGCTCTCCGGTTCTCTCCGGCAAATATCCTTCAGCTGCTCCGCCACCATCCAGGGTGCGGAGCGCTCCTTGACTTTGCTCTGCTGCTCATTCAACAGCCTGATAGCCCGGTCGCTCATTCCGCACACCTCCTTGTGACATCAGCCAGCGCAAGCAGGGCTTTCTGGAGCTTTTCCGCTAACTCGGTATCACCTCTGCTCCGTACTTTAAGAAGCAGTCCGTGGAGTTTATTGACAGCCTCGTTCCCCTGAGAGAACAGAAGCTCAAACATCGCCAGATCTTTGTCCCCCGAGATCACGGCCCGGCGCTCCGCCTGCTGGGCCTCGTTCAGCTGCTGCTGAACTGCGGCCAGGTTCTCCTCCACAGCCTTCTGCTTTTCCTCCGCATTCTTTTGGGCCTCCTTGGCCTTGTCCAGCTCGGCCTGCATCTCGGCAATGGCGTCCGCCCTTGCCTTGTCCACGGCAGCCTGATCCACCACCGTCTCCACGGCCACGTCAACCGGCTTTGCCTTCAACTCTGCCAGCTCATCTTCCAAACGGGAAACGGCCTGCATGGCCTGTTCCCGCTCCTCACGAGCCCCAGACAAACGGGCATTGAGCAACCGCATATCCTCCGCCATCTTATCACGGGCCTGCTCCGCAGCCCGCTGCTCCGCTGCGGCGAGTTCGGCCGCAGCCCGGGCCTCGTCCCGCTCTTTGATGGCCTGCTCCAGCTGACGGGCGGACATATCCACCACATTGTGCTCCTCAAGGAAGGTCTCCCGTTCCTCCGGCGGCAGGGCCAGGAGCGCCAAGGCTTTGGAAGCTCCCAAATCCGACAACGTTGTCGGATTTGACCATTCCCGGGCCAATCTCATAAACCGCTGGGCGGATCGTTCCGAGAACTCCACTCGCTCCTCCAGCCAGGACCGCCACTCTCCATGGGAGAGCATGTCCTTTGCCTCAATGAGGCACCGGCCGATGGTGAGGATGGCCTCACCCCCGGCCCGCTTGGCGTCCAGGATCTCACCGGTGATGGTCTCAATGTCCCGCTCTTCCGACGGCGGGGCCATGGTCTGGGCGATCAGCGCCCCCAGGTCAGGCTTTCCCATGCTGGATACCCTCCTTTTCCAGCAGCTCCGCCACCCAGGCCCGGTAGTCCCGGGCCGCCGAGCAGAAGGGGCTCCAGGCCTGAACCGCCATCCGGGCCCAGGAGCTCTCCGGCACCTTGTCGGTGCGGCGGATCACGGTATCATAGACCGGTACCAGCCCCTCCTCCCGGAGGTAGGCCACCGAAACCTCCACCACGGGGGAGCGATGCCACTGGTTGACCAGCACCCCGGCCACCCGCAGCTCCGGGTGGAGGGAGCGCAGGCTGGCGATCTGGTCCACCAGGTCGCCCACGCCGGTGGCGGAGCAGGCGTCGGATAGCACGGGGATAATCACCGCGTCACTGGCCAAGATGGCAGACACACAGGCGGCGGACAGATTGGGCGGGCAGTCAATGACCATCACGTCATAGGCGTTGTCCTCCTCCATGGCCTCCCGCATATCCCGCACGGCCCGGTAACAGCGGCCCCGGTTCCCCCCGGCGGCCTCCAGGTCCAGGGCCCACAGGTCCTCCGCCGCCGGGAGCACATCCAGGCCAGGCACGTCGGTATGTACGGTCAGCTCGTCGTAGCAAATGGCATACCCCCGCAGCAGAGCGCCCAGGCCGGCGTACTCGCCGGAAGGCAGCAGAATCTGGGTAGCGTTGGCCTGCCCGTCGGCGTCCACCAGCAGCACCCGCAGGCCGCAGCTGGTGGCCAGCACATAGGCCAGATTGACGGCGGTGGTGGTCTTGCCCACCCCGCCCTTGCGATTCACAATGGCAAATGTTTTCATGCACAAGTCCTCCTGTTTCTTACTCCGGCTTTGCCTGCCCGTCGGCGCCGCCGGTCTGATTTTTTTCGGTCGGCCGGAAAGGGTCGTTGGGGTCATCGTCATAGATGCCCTCCCAGAAGCGGTCGGCAAAGCTCACCTGTTTGTACTGCCTGGGCCGCTTCATGGGAGCCGTCTGAGGCGCTGCCCCCTCCACCACGGACTGGCGAAACCGCTGATAGGCCCCGTCGAAGGTGAGGTACATCCGCCCCCGCTCGCCGTCCTTGTTCTTGGCCAGCTTGAGAACCCGGCGGCTCTCGTTGGGCCGGGATGGTTCCTCCAGGTAGAGCAGCAGAATGGCGTCGGCGTCCTGCTCGATCTGCCCAGATTCCCGCAGGTCGCTCATGGTGGGCTCGATGTACTTGCTTTCGTCTTTGGTCTTTTCCGACCGTGTTAGCTGGGACAGCGCCACCACCAGAATGCCGTTTCCATGGGCCATCTGCTGGAACGTCCGGCTGATGGCAGACACCTGCTCTGTCCGGTTGGCCTTCCGGGTTTCCGGCTCTACGATCTGGAGATAGTCCACATAGACGATCTGGTACCGGTTGGCCAGGGCATCTGCCCGGATGTCACTGGCCGTCATGCCGGAGGCGTCAATCAGCTCCAGCTGGTGCTTGAGGATCTTGGGAGCCGCGTCGGCCGCCTGAGCCCATTCTCCCTCTGTAAGTGCCCCCCGCTTGATGGCGGCCATTTCGATACCCGCCATGTTGGAGATCAGCCGGTCTGCCAGCTTGTAGCGGCTGGTCTCCAGAGAGTAAAATCCCACCCGCTTAGCCTCGCTCTGATGGTAGGCAAAGGACACCGCCAGGGCGGTCTTGCCTGCGGAAGGGTAGCCGCCCAGCACCACCATGTCCCCCAGGTCGGCAAAAAGCTGCTCGTCCAACTTGGACAGGCCCCAGGTCATATACCGGTGTGGCGTAGTGTGCCGCTGCCAAAAAGACTGGAGCATCTGCTCCATGTTCATCCGCCGTACATCCTGCCGCTCCACAGCGAGGGCCTGGATCTTGTCCGAACCCCGGCGGATCTCCTCCATGTCCCGGGCCTCGTACATTTCCAGGACAATCCTTCGAGCCTGTACAAATCGGGCCTGCTCCTGCATCCGGGGCACATACTCCCAGATGTTCGCGGCTGTTGGCACATCCTCCATGATCTGGAGGAGCAGCGTGCTCCAGTCCTCTCCCCCACCCAGCCTGTCCCGGACAGTCACCGGATCTACCGGCTTGCCGCTGACAAACTGGGCCCGGATGGCCAAGAAAACCTGCCGATAGGTATCGTCCAGAAAGTCCCGCTCCGACACCTTGCTGAGCACCGGCCCAATCAGCTTGTCCTCAATGAGCAGCGCACCCAGCACGGCCTCCTGGTTGGAGAGGCGGTCTTTGGCCTCCAGGCTCACCATGTGGGCACCTCCTCACGCTGTACCACCTGTACGGCCGGAGAGCCAGACACAGGCAGCTGAGCCGGCAAGTCCTCCCACCGGCGCTTGCGCAGCCACCGGCAGGCGTAGGGTATGCCGATACCTCTCTGCCACTCCTCGCTGGCCTTCTGCCGGGCCAGTGCCCGGGCCATTCGGTCAATGAGGGCATCGTCCGGCCGGAGCTTGTCCCACTCCGCCACAGCTCCCATCCGATCCTCGCCCCGTGGGTAATAGTCCCAGAAGGCCTCAAACCGTTCCGGCTTCCAGCTCGGCTCCGACTTGGGCCTCCGCTGCCGCTTTTTTCGCTGGGGCTTGTCCCCCTCTGGGGGACTATGGGGGTTTATTAAATCTTTATTTTGTATATCTTTATTTAATTGCGTCGGATTTTCCGACGACGGCTCAGCCAATATTGGTTCAGCCAATATTGGAAAACCCGACAATGGTGCTTCTTCAGCCATAGTCGGGTTTTCCGACAATGGCTCCGCCTGATCCCGGATGGTATACACGATACCGGTGAACTTTCCGCCGTCCCCATGAGATCTGGAGCGGGACAGATACCCGGCTTCCTCCATCTCCGCCAGTGCGCTTCGGATAGCGTCCCGGCCGCAGCCTGCCACAGTGGCCAGACCAGCCACGCTGTAATCCCAGTCCTCCGGCAGGGAGAGAATAATGGCAAACAGCCCCTTGGTTTTGAGCGATAGCCCGGTATCCCGTAAAATCCCGTTGGGCAGCACCGTATACCCGCTGCTGCGCTGGACACGGATCACATCGGCCATCGCCCATCACCTCCATCCTCCTGCAAGCGGATCCACCGCAGCTCATAACGCTTACACAGCCCCGCCATGGTCACGGTAGAGCCGCAGCCGCTCAAATATGTATGTCCCTGGTAGATCTCCATGCGACCGACGTAATACCGCTCGCTGCGGGCCTGCGTCTTGGGGATCAAATGCAGGACGATCAGCTCCCCATCATAGGGGCCCAGCTGGCCCCGCCGCCTCAGATCCAGCGGTTTCCACTGATTGGTGTTCCACATTTTACTCCCTCCCCTTTAAAATTCAGACTGTTTGTGCTATCATAATTATGGTTTTCATGCACGAAACCATTGTTTGGCCCTGCTGTCTGTGCCCGCAGACAGTGGGGCCTCTTTTTTGCCTTTCCATAGAGCACCTCCTTGCACGTTGGGCCACACTCTTGCAACTGTTACTGTAACGTGATAAAATGCTGCAAAAGGGGGTGTATGTGTTGCCTCTAAATCTTTGTTCACTATTTTCTAGTTATTCATGCCTTATTGATATATTGGGCATCATCATCTCTCTTTTGACACTGATAACTATGCTACGTTTTAAGCATCGCATCCGTATCGAGTTAGATCGGCGAGATTTGTCTAATACTAGAAAACGACTGCAGAAAGAACTTGATGGATACGCCGGTTCATTGATGGATGGAATTTATACCGTGGATTTTTTACAGCGAATTGATTTACATCTAAATGATTTGCTTACATCGTATAAATGCTTCTCTCTAAGGCTCCGATGCAGCATCCGTTGGACATTGTTTTTCCTGAATTTCTATTGCATAAGTGACGCATCATGCCAGAAAACAAAATACCGACACAGGTTGTGTAAGAAATTACGCAGAATTTTAGTTTTATTGAGGAAAGAGGATTGAATATGAAGAGAGATCTTATAAATACTTTTATCGACTGTCTCATATCAGAAACTCTTGAGGATCGGCGGGAGTGGCATCCTCTGTACCAGCAAACAGAAGAGACCTCCAAGCAAAATGAAAACCTGTACTATCTTTTATTTGAATGCGAGTACCACAAAGTTATGTATGATGAATCCTATTTCCTCCCGTTTGGAAATGGATTTTTCTACCTCATACATGAGTGGTCAGAATCTGGTCGAGATGGTACAATATTTGATGGATATAACCTATATGCGCAGCCAGATAGCAAATCTAAAATTACTCTGCTTTTACGTGATGCTCCGGAATTATACCGCCTCAAAAATGCCATTCTTGAAAAGGACAAGTTGCCAGAAGATGTTGAAAGTTTTATCACTGAATTCCTAGAAGCATAAACAGCAGCTCTTTTTCAGATTTGAGTTGCATAGAAATTTTTCGAATCAATTGCTCATCAAGCCCTTCCGTTTGAAAGCATTCTTTGATCAAAGATACAATCGTATAAGCATCCGTAAGCATATCAGCTAGTTCTTGATTCTTTATGATAGGTCTTTCCTCGGTATCTTTGAGCTTTGGCTTTTTTATTCCTGCTCCCATTGCTTTATACTCCATATTTCTTAGTGTACTTCTGTTTTCACACGGATCTCTTTGGCCCTGCTGTCTGTGCCCGCAGACAGTGGGGCCTCTCTTTTTGCGTTACGGGCAGCATCCACAAGATCATTATGGTCACACTCCCGTTTCTTCCGGGGCCGGATGCGCACAGTATACAT